GCTCTCTTGCCTCTATGTAGGACATTTCGCCCCTGCCTTTGCATAGGTATAGAATTTCTCTTGTGAAGTTTTCTGGGCCTAGTGCTTCAACATCAGCGTTGAGTCTATCAGATGATCCCCAATAGTCACGCCAGTCTGATTCTTTGTAGCCTCTGCGTTTGTTCTTTTTGCCTTTTAAAGGTGGCTTTGTAGTTTTAAACTTTGCTAGTTTCTTGCCTATATACTTTTGCCCAGTCTTTAGATTGGTTATGAGATAAACAAAGCCTTCGTATTCATCTGGTATAGTATCAATTTGTTTGCCTTCATAAGTCCAATGCATGAACTTATATATTGTTAAAGTCTGTGCAAAGTCTGCCTTCTGGTTTAGGTGAGATAGTTTCTACTAAAATATCAAATGCTAGACTTACACGGTCGTTATCTTCTTTGTGGGTCGTAGAACTGTGATAAAGATAGCTAGGAAATAAGGTTATGCCGCCTTCTATATTAGGCACTGCATATTGAACATTATGATCAAACGGATTATGATATATTGTTTGTGTATCATAATTATCTAAATGCATGTTTCCGCTAAGATACGCATAATGTGTAGCACCGTGATTGTGTTTTTCTATTTTTTGTCCAGTGTGAGCAATGTTAGCCCATGAATTTACAAAACATTTTTCTGTTTTTATTTTAAGTTCTTTGCAAAATTTTCTATATTCGCTTTCTAAGAATTTTTTTAGATCTAAAAATGCGTCTATATTACTAGTTTCATAAAAAAGATCAAAGTATCTAAAAGTAGCTGTTAAACTTTTGTCACCTAATCCTGTACCACCGTCATTTTTATTTTCGTTTTTGTATTTTTCTATGATAATAGGACCATTAGTTGTGATCCAATCTCTTATAATCTTTAGATTTTCTAAATTGGTATATTGTGTTGTCCAGAGGTGTATATTCCATTCTGGAGTAAAGGGTGTTTCGGGACGCATACTTCTAAAATTTGTAATCAATTTTTTGTTTTCCTTGTAGTTTGGTGCTTTACGTGTATCTCGTCCATTCTAAGTTTGGCAAGTTCTCTAATTTCTCTAAGACACTTTCTAACATATCTGTGTGTTCGCACAGAATTGCGCTGTTCAAATATTTCGTTTGCTTTAAAATATTCTAAATATGCTTTTGCAAGTTTATCTTGTGTATCGTCGTCTATCATTCTACTATGTCAATGTCATTAGCATAACTTGTAAATCCATTTTCCTTTATTACTTTGAGAACGTGATTTACTCTACCTACTAATTCGTCTTTGTGCGAAATTAAGAAAATGTTTTTATCACGTTCTCTTGTCATTTTCTTTAGTATAGCTAGTGAATTTTCAACACCAGCAGTATCCATACCTGAGTCAATAAGCTCATCAATAAACAATAAGTTTATGTGCTGATACAAACTTTCCCAAACATCGCGGAATGCAAAACTTAAACCAAGTATTAGTCTATTTCGTTCGCCTCGCGATAAGTTATCAAAGTCTAAATCTTGTCCTAGCTGTGTGATTTCAACAGTAAGGTCGTTTTGGAAAACTACTTGGTGTGGTAAACCTAGTTTATCAAGATAATATGTAAGACGATTATTGAGATATGCAAGATTTTGATCAATAATTTTCTTACGAATAAATGAATCTTTGTTTGTAAGTAATTTTAGCAAAAATTCTTGGTGTTCTTTGAACGATGTAAGTTTGTTTACAGAATCCCAGTTTATGTCTTGTAGTGCGGTTTCTTGTAAATCTACAATTTGTGTTTCGTATGGATCTTCTTCTTGTTCTTTTGACAGAAGAGACTGTTTTAGACTATCAACGTTTTGTCTATGATCGTAAGCTTCTTTAATTGTTTCATAAAATGTGTTTGGACGTCCATTAATGTTTCCAATTTCATCTAAACCGTTAAGCACATCTTGTAATTTGCCAGCAACTTCTGTCTGATATGCCATTGCATCGTTTAATTCTTTTGTTTTTCTTAACTCAATTTCTTGTTTTTTGTCTGCATGAAGTTCTTGTCCGCAAGTATAACAAGTTGCATCTTCTAAATCTCCGATTTCTTTTTCAGCTTTTTCTACAGACTTAGTTGCACGTAACAGTGCACTCTCTAATGTGCTTTTTTCTTTATTAAGAGCCGTAATTGCATTGTTCAGTTCTTGCCAGTTTTGCAATTTTTCGTGATTATCGAGTTCTTGTTCAATGTCAACACGTTCAAGTTCTTCGATATTTTTAGATAATTTTTCGGTATCTGTTTTCTTTTTTGCTAACCATGCCTTTTGATTTTTCTTAAGGCTTTCAATTGTTGTTTCTATTTTACTGTTAGCTGCTTGGATAGCTTCTATTTTAAGAGTTTCTTGTGTAATTGCATCTTTTGTAATACGAGTTTGTTCTTTTAGTGCTTCTGCTTTTTCAGTTAATAGGGTTATTCCTAGTAATTGTTCAATAATGGCACGTTGATCGTTTGCTCTCATACTTAAAAAAGGTTCCGAGTACGTATTAAGTGCAACAACATGTTTAAACATATCATGACTCATACCTAATAGATCATTAATAGAATCTTGAGTCTTTCTACTGTCACCTTGAGATTCGTCAACTAGTTCCTGTTCTTGATCATTTACATAAAATTTAAGAACATTTGGAGATCTTCCTCTTTCAATTCTATAATCTAATCCATTTTTCTCAAAATGTAGTGTAACTAACATTCCTTTTGAGTTTGTTTTGTTAATTAGATTGTTTCTTTTGATGTTTGTAAGTGCTTGTCCGTACAGTGCGTAAGAAAGAGCGTTAATAATAGTCGTTTTACCTGTTCCGTTACGACTTCCACTGTCGTCTCCGCCTTGATCTAAGTTTTCTCCTAGCACAAGTGTTAAACGTTCGTTATTAAAATCAACAGCTTGTGTTTGATTTCCTACGCTCATAAAGTTCTTAACTGTTAAATCTTTAATACGAATCATATTATTGTTCTAATCCATGATAAATGTCTAATAATAAGTTTTTGTCAAAACTTTCAGTGTCTAGTGCAACAATTTCACTTGCAACAATTTGATCTACACTTTCAAACTGTGCAATATCTAAGTCTGTTGTAATTTCTTCTAGTTGTTTTTGTGGTATAAGTGTGATTTCTCTGCATTTATACTGTTGTATAAATGTCTCTTTAAGAAAATTTGCTTCTTCATAGCTAACTGGTAAGTCAAGAGTCACCCTCAAGTACATATTTGGTTTGATCAGAGTGTCTTTCTCGTCAATCAATTGTGATAACTTGACTGTACGGTACTTTGGACAGTCTGGCCAGTTGATATACTCTGGTTCTGCATCGTTTTCACGGTCCAATATCATCATGCCACGTTCATCATCCCAAGCATCTGCATAGTTGTGCGGGAAAGCATTACCAATGTAGTGGATCTTACCCTGCTTCTGCCGCTTGTGGAAGTGTCCTGAGAACACATACTCTTGATTCTTAAAGTGTTCTGACTTTAATTCACCGTGATCTGGCATTTGTACCATAGCATTCATGTAGAAGCTGGGCAATTCAAAGTGTCCAAACATGTATTTGGCTTTAATTTTGGGAATTTTTTTCCATTCGTCGCCTACAAGCCAAGGAACAAGTGCTACATCTTCTGTTTCAACAATTTCATCAACAAAAGTTACACCTGGAATGTGTTTACCAAATATTGTAGAACTTACTTCACGTTTATCTTTGTAATACAAGTCGTGATTGCCTACAAACATGTAAAACTTATCAAATGCCTTGCCAAGTTTTTCTAAACTACGAATAGTTGCGTCCATTGTAGTTAGATTTAGACTATTTCTGTTATGATGCCAGTCTCCGCAGAAAATAGCAGTATCACAGTTGTTTTCTTTTGCAGTTTGAATAAACCAATCAACAAAATTTTCGCAATCTTCGTTATGAACACGACTATTGCCTTTAAGACCAAAATGGATGTCCGTAAACACCGCAGCTTTATTAAACAAATCTAATATTCTCCATAGCTTTGTTAAAGTATATATTATTTCTTAACGGTTGTCAACTACTTTTTTGAAAAAGATGTTGCAGAAGCTTCTTCGTTTCTCTTTACGGCAGCTTCCCATTCTCCTTCATGCAGTCTTGTGTAGCTAGGATTAAGATCATTCATTTCAAGGATGTCGTCTCTAATGTTTTGATTGCGTTTTTCAATGTTGATAACACGCACAAACGAGTTTGTAACTGCTGCTGTGTAATATGCAAATGGGTTTTGTGACTTGCTTTCGTCAAACTGTAAGCCAATCTGTGCAAGTTGCAGTATTGCTTGTCCACGCATTTCGTCATTGTAGGTGTAGCCACGTACATTCCCTCGTGTTGCATAGCGATCACATAGCTTCATCCACATTAGTGCTAAATTGTCTGTTGCTTTACCGTGGTCTTTTGAAAAATGACCATTTTCCATTCCGCCTACCCAATGGCTTTTGCCTACACAAACAAGTTCGTCGTTTTCATTAAATTTATAATGTTGAAATGGAGGAAAATTTAATTTTGTTTTGGTATCTGCTACTGTCTTAGGATTTTTCTTACGTCCTGGCTCGTCTGGTATGTGATCAAATGTCATAATGCGAAAGATTAATTCTTCCTTAGTAATTGTTTTATAATCTATTTCGCAATCTGCCTGTTTGACTTTTTCACCTGCACCTTTACGAAGTTCGTAATCTTCTGTGCTTAGTCTTTTTGCCTTGTTACGCTTTGCTTCAGCAATGGTTCTGATATTAATTTTCTCGATATCTGGAAGTATAATATCAAACTGATGATAATCTTTGTCTATAAAGCTATTATATGTATTTTTTGATTTATGTATTTCCTTTAGAATATCTTTGTTGTTGAGGTAATTTCTTTTTCTCATAACGACTCCTATGTACAGTACTTATTATAATATACTAGGATAATTTTGTCAACTAAATACTATAGGAGATACCTTATATGTCAATTTTTTCATCTTTTAACAATCTTGCAGGCGACATTGTCAAAGGCACGATTAATGTGGTAAACACAGTATCTACTGTGAACAGAGTCACACGTGACCTGAACACCGTTGCTACCTCCTTTTCTAATCTTGGTTCAGGAAGAGGCAACAATCTACAAAATGTTGCAAATGCACTAGGTGCTGTTGATTCCTTAATTAATAGAGGAGGTAGTTCTAGTGGAGTTGGCTCTGCTATTAGAATGGCATCTAATGCTTTACAAGGTTTAGGTTATGGAGCAGCACCACAGTTTGATAATTTTATACGTGCTATAATTAGAGATGATTACACAACAGTAGATGCTCTTGATTGGCGTGTAAAGATAACAGCTCCTGGAGATTTGTTAGACGGAGAAATTATGGCACCTATTGTTAGCACTGACAACAGTATGCTATTTCCGTTTACTCCTACTGTAATTTTAGGATCAAGTGCAAACTATAATGCAGTTCATCCTGTACACACTAATCACCCTTTTTATGCATATGAAAACAGCCAAACAGACAACATTACTATAACGGGCGAATTTTTTAGTGAGAATCAAGCAGATGCAAAATATTGGATAGCATGTTTGCATTTTTTAAGAACAATGACAAAAATGTATTATGGAGAAAGTGATTCTGTTGGTAACCCTCCTCCAGTTTGTAGATTGAATGGTTATGGCAAACATGTTTTCAACAATATACCTGTACTAATTACTAATTTCACAACAGATATGCCTGCTGATGTAGACTACATAGAATGTACAGTAGGTGGACAAACCACATATGTTCCTACACAGAGTATATTTACTGTGACAGTTATACCAAATTATGCAAGATCTGCTACAAGTCAGTTTAGCTTAGAAAAATTTGCACGTGGTGATTTTGTTAACAGAGATCAAGGATTTATCTAATGGCTTTAGATCTAAATATCAAAAAAATACGGAATAAAGGTCCGTACGGAAAAACTAAAATTAATGGTGCTGGCTATCTTGATATATTAAAGCCTAGACCTGTTCCCGTTGCAGGCGACGATTTATTATATGAAATAACTCCTGCTTATACATACAGACCTGATTTACTTGCACACGATTTATATGGAGCTCGTGAATTGTGGTGGATATTTGCGCAGAGGAATCCAGACATAATCAAAGATCCGTTGTTTGATTTTATTGCAGGAACAAAAATTTATGTTCCTCAAAGAAAGCATCTCAGATCAATTTTAGGAACATAAATGGCCGATACCTGGAAAGACACATCTGACTCTCTCACACAAGCTGTTGATTCAACTGTTGATTCTCTAACGGCTCCTATAAAAAATGCATCTTCTGGAGTGCAGCAAGCAGGACAAAATGCTAAAGAATTTTCAGATCCAGGCAGTGCGTTAACCCAAGGAGTCAATGATGTATTTTCAGGGCTGCGTAACGACAAGACAAGTGCTGCAATAGGAGCAGTAAGTAATTTTTTTGCTAATTCTTCTTTTAGTGCACAGCAGTTAGATAAGTTTCAGTCTGGGGGCTTTAATTATTTGCAAGAGCAAGGAGTGCTCAAACTAGATAGTTTATTAAGCACTTTTGCTTCTAATCCAACACTTTCTCCTGCCCAAGCATTAAGTGCAAGCTTAGATACTAATGCTTTGTTTGCTGGTTTAGGTTCTGATGAAATTGGAGCAATAACTAATGCCATTGAAAGAAAATTAGGAACATTTACTTCTCCTGGCGATTTTGTTTTAGATTTTGGATTTGACAAATTAAACAATATAATAGGCGGCTTTAGTAATATTGAAAATTTTGTTACAAATACAATTAATGTCATACCTAAAGATTTTGAATCTATTCTTGGAGCAGTAGGTGGCGAATTTGATGTTTTACGCGAACTTATTGAAGAGTTTGAAGATAGATCAGGTATTTCTCTAGATATAGATTTTTCTGGATCTGGCACAGGAAACTACATAGCAAATCCATTAAAAGAATATAACACATTCAATTATATAATCACATTAGGTGTTCTAACTATAAATGATGTAAACAATCCTCAAATCATTCGTGATGATAGTTTCAAAAAAATTATATGCAAATCTGCTGGCGGACAAATAGACAAAAGGCATCAAATACCTTTAGAACAAGACTTAGGAATACACGCAGAATACTTTATTGATAATTTAAGGACTAAAGCAGTAATTCAACCAAATACAAGAACAGGTATTTCTTTGGGTACTGATCTAAGTTTTGAAATACAAGAACCATATAGTATGGGCAATTTTTTACAAGCTCTTGTTGAAGGCGCTGCTGATCTAGGATATGAAAATTTTAATGATGCACCGTTTTGTATAAAGATTGACTTTATAGGATACGAAAGCAATAATGAGCAAGGAGGATCTTTAGTACAAACTCCTGCATTTATTCCTATACAAATACTTGATGTGGGATTTGAAGTTAGTGGGCAAGGAAGTGTTTACAATGTATCATGTGTTCCGCTAAGTGAAGTAGCACTAGGAGATACTGCGGCAACTACATTGTCTGACATAACTGCAACAGGTTCAACAGTTGCAGAAATACTTAACGGCCCAGATAAGTCGGTAGCGGCTGTTCTCAATCAAAGAATAGATACTTTAGAAGATGTAGATGCAATACCTCAAGGTGATAGATATGTAATTTGTTTCCCTAAAGATCCTGGTGCAATTCAGGCAATTGTTGAAGGTGAATTTGAGTCAGGAGATGCTACTACAGAAGATATAGATGCTGCTGAACAAACTAGAATAGAAAAAGGGCTTGCAGAAAGACCAGAAGAATCTGCTGTTAAGAAAGAAACCTTAGAAGAAGTTGTCGTAACTTCTGAAAACAGTATATTCCAAAATTTAGATTCTTTTTCTAGAAATAAAGATTTTATGAATCCTATTGGATTATCACTTTTACTAAATGACGATGCTGAAGGCGGCAATCAACCTGTACCTGATAGTGATATTTTGTATGACGAAAATGGAGATCAAATTGATGTAAACAATGCAGAGGCAGCTCCAGCACAAAAGACTAGGACAAAATCATTTCCAACAGGTCAGCGTATTGATGAAATAATTGAAAAAGTTTTAGTAGATAGCGAATATGCAGCTGAAAATGCAGAAGAACAATCTGAAAACGGTGTACGTAAAATGTACAGAATTAATACCCATGTGTATTTTGACACCAATGAAGAAACTGTAAAAAAATTAGGAAGATCGCCTAAAATTTTTGTTTATGTTGTTGTTCCGTTTTATGCTGACGAAGCAAGCTACACTGCACCTAATGCTGTTGCACCTAATCGCGGCGGAATCAAAAAAGCAGCAGTTAAAGAATACAACTATATCTATACAGGTAAAAATGATGATGTATTGCAGTTTGATATAAACTTTAATAACGCTTTTTTACAAGAAGCATATGCAAATTTTGGCATGAACCAAGGTGCAAGATCATCTGCAGGTAGCGACAGAAAATCATACCAAAATACAGGAGAGCAAGACGGTGCGTCTACAAGTAATGCACAAAGTGAAAGAAAAGCATTAGGAGGCGGACAAGTAGTAGAATCTAATAGAATGACTATTACTGGTGATAGTCGAACTACTGATATAAGAAAACGATTGGCAGAAACCTTTCACCATAGATTATTAAATTCAGATGTAGACTTAATTACAGCAAATATGACAATAATGGGAGATCCATATTACATTCCAACCCAAACCGGAAATTACGTTGGAGAAAGAGATCCTAATTCTCCGTCTATCACTCAAGACGGATACATGACTTATTTAGAAAATCAAGTTTATGTAAATGTAAATTTTAAAACACCTATCGATTATAGTATAACAGGCGATAACGTTGTATACTCTGAGTTGATTCCTGAATTTAGTGGTGTATTCCAAGTATTAGATGTAGAAAATATTTTTGAAGGTGGCAAATTTTATCAAGAATTAGGAATGGTAAGATCACGAGCACAAGAAGTTGAAGGCGAATCAGGAACGTTTATAACTTCAAATTCAGACTCTGCTGTAAACGATAATCCTTTAAATAGTGAAGAAGGCAATTCCGGTGAAAACGGACAAGATCCTAACACAGATCAACCTTGTAATTCTTTTGAGCAATTAGAAACTAAAATAGGTGATGCAATAGATAATGTAGCAAGTAACTTATTTCCTGATTTGAGCACAGTTGCAGGAGATGCAGTGATGTCACAAATACCATCAGTGACTGTTGCTGGAATAACATGGTCACCTTCTAAGAGCTTGTTTACTGCACCACCTCAGATAAAGGCCGAATTAGAAGTAGCGCAAGAGGCACTAGATCAAGCATTAGAAAATTCTCCAATTAAGCTTAGGGGATTAGTGTAAATGGCAGTTACAGTTTCAGACCAAGATAGAGCATTACTAAGACTTATAGCAGACGGCGAAGCTGTAAGAAGCAATCCTTATTGTAGTGTTTGGCCAGGACACGTAGAACCAGAACTTACATCTATGACTATATCTCAAGTCCAAGCTTATCAGCAAAATCGTTTAGATGCTGGTAGAAGATCAAGTGCATGTGGCAAGTATCAAATGCTTAAAGGAGTAGTAGAAGAGTGTACTGGATATTTAGGATGCGATCCTTTACGGACAGTATTTTCTCCAGATGTCCAAGATGCAATGATTATAAAGAGACTAGAGAAATTTCGTAGATACAATCAATGGAAAACAGGTAGTGTTAGTACAGGACAGTTTATGGTATTTTTAGCCGCTGAATTTGCTAGTATGCCTGTACCTTTTGATGTTCCTGCAGGTAGTGTTTATAGTGGACAGCCCAGACGTAATCTAAGAAAAGGTCAAAGTTTTTATGCAGGCGACGGCTTAAACAAAGCTAATCATGATCCTGATCATTTATATCAAGCACTTGAAGATATTAAAAATGGCGGAACTGGAGAAATAAAAGAAATAGATGTAACTACTTCTGGAGCTAATAGAGCACTACCTGTTAGTGGAGTAAGTGATAGAGCACAAGTAGAACGTGTAGCCGCAGGAGCAGGTGTTGGTGCATACAGGCAAACGAGAGCAGGAGAATATCCAATTAATAGTTTAGCACTGCCTGAGCCTAATAATCCTTATGTGTACGGAAGAATGGATCCACTAGATGACAGGTATGATTTTAGAACTGGCGAAAAGGTTAAAGATATATTAATTCATGGAATTAGTTCAGCAGCCGCTACACCAATTACTACAAGTTCTGTAGGAGCATCTGACACAGCTACAAATGCAGGCGTTGCTCCTGTAGAAGCACCGTCTGATCCTGATGCAGCAAATCCATCGGGACAAGAAACACTGCCTGATCTAGTTCCTAAAGATGTTCCAGATCCCCTTCCTACCGAAGCAGAAACTAATAAAGATGAGTCAGCACCAGGATTACCGTTCAGCGTAGACGATATCAAAGACGCAGTAAACAAAGGTATAGAAATTATTAGTAAGAAAATACCAGATTTTACTCCTTGTGTGGATTCTATATTAGATGGTGCCAGTCTTAGCAAAGAAGGCATTACAGATCAATTAACTAATGCTATAGATGATGCAGTAGGAGAAGCTACGCAGTTAGTGGAAAATGAAGCACAAAAAGCTATTGATGCAGCAAAGCAAGCATCAAAAAGTTGGGTAAACACAGGCGGAATATAATAAATGGCAAGAAATCCTAGAAGAGGTACTACATATACCCGCACAAGCAGAGATAGTTCTTTTGCTATTAAAGCAGGTGTTCCTTATGAAGCAATAATTGTTAATAATGTTGATGTAAACAACATGGGAACTTTAGAAGTAGAACTTTTGAAGTACACCCAAGGCGCTAACTTACCTCAAAAAACAGGCCAATTGGAAACTGTAAGATATCTAAGTCCATTTTATGGAGTAACTCCATCTGCAGGTGTGCAAAATAATGATGGTTATGAATTTACCCAGAAGAGTTATGGATTTTGGGCAGTTCCGCCTGATATAGGAACTAAGGTTCTTGTTATATTTGCAGAAGGTAATAAAAACTTTGGATATTGGATAGGATGCGTACAAGATGACTATATGAACTTTATGGTTCCTGATGGCCGTGCATCTACTACACTAACTACTGAAAATACTCCTGACAATCTTAGAGGAGTAAAATTACCAGTTGGAGAATATAATAAGAAAATTGAAACTGGGGATAAAGTAGATACAACACTTTTTAGTAAACCTTACAACAAAGACTTTACCCAAATTTTAGAAGTACAAGGATTGCTTCTAGATGAAGCTCGTGGTATTACAACAAGTAGTGCTAGACGTGATTTTCCTAGCATGGTTTTTGGATGGAGTACTCCTGGGCCTAAAGATAAAAGAAAAAATAATCCTAAATTTGATGTAGGATCTGTAGACAGAAAAGCAAATATTCCATACAACAGACTAGGCGGATCTAGTTTTGTAATGGATGATGGCGACGAAAGATTTGTCAGAGCTACTCACGCAGAAGATGGCCCTCCTGTATATGTAAACAAAGCAAACGGAGATGCAGGCGGCGACGAAACTATTCCTCAAAATGAATTACTTAGACTGAGAACTAGGACCGGACATCAAATACTCTTACACAATTCAGAAGACTTAATCTATATTACAAACAGTAGAGGAACTGCATGGGTAGAATTAACAAGTGATGGAAAAATAGATATTCATGCACAAGATAGTATTAGTGTTATGAGTAATCAAGATATTAATTTTACGGCTGAAAGAGATTTTAATATTGATGCTGGTAGAAACATTAATATGAGAGCACAAGCTAGATACAGTGATGGGCAAAAAACATATGACGGTATTGAATCAGGCAGAATACAAATAGAAAGCGCCTTTGATACAAATATCCTTGTAGGAAACAATTATAAAAGAAATGTTTTAGGTACTAGTCAGGTAAAAATAGATGATAGTAGTTATATCACAGTTGAAAACAATCAAGAAACAACTGCTGGTAATATATTTGATACCTCTAAAGGAACATTTAATCAAAAATCTGCACATTCATTTTATAGAGAAAGCGCAAGTAATATTAATGATTTGAGTGCAGGAAGTTATCTA